GCATCCTCCAGCCGCTGCGCTGCCGTCCGCCACGTCGCGCGCACCTTGTTCCCGGTCAGTCCCTGCACCTTCACGCAGCTTCCGCCGCGCCGCAGAAACTCGCTGTTTTCCGCCGCGATCTGCTGTCCGGTGCGGGTGTTGACGAGGATCTGCCGGGAGCTTAGCCCATAGCGGCTGTCACTGAGCGCCGCCGAGATGCACCGCCCCTGCCGCAGCCGGACGGTCTGAATCTTTTCCGTCTCTCCCAGCACCAGCGTTCCGTCCGGCAGAAAGCGCGGGAAAATCTCCGCGCTGTGGCGGCAGAAGCCCGCCAGCACCTGCCAGCAGGTGTAGCCTGTCTCCACCACGAAGCGCTCCACCGGCGGCATCGCCGCCGCGCGGATGTTCACGATGCCATACGGC